GAGCCACATCTTGGTAAATTATTAAATAAAATGAGTGTGGGCGCACCAGAGAAAGAAAGACTGCTTGATTTTGTAGATCCAAACACTCAGCATTCTAGAGAAGGAGAATTAGCAAATGCTTAATTTAAATAATGCAAACGTATCAGAAGCTCCACAAATGGAGCGCACATTGATCCCTGCGGGTACAGTATGCCGTGCAATAATCACTGTAAAGCTTGGTGATATGGAGATTCCAGAGTTTGGAACAGGTCAGTGGTTTAAAGCTTCACAGGCTACCAAGGCAAAGTGGATGGAGTTAGAGTTTACTGTGATTGGCGGTGAACATGATAGACGCAAGTTTTGGGATCGCATCTTTGTTGATGGTGATAAGATGGGTCAAAGCGGTATGCCACAAGCTAGAGAGATTGGTTTGTCAACTCTTAGAACTATTATTGAGAGTGCGCATGGCATAGTGCCAACTGATGCTTCACCCGAAGCACAAGCTCGTAGACAGATTCAAGGCGTTAATGACTTGAATGGTATGGAGATTTGCGCTAAGGTCGGCATCAAGAAAGGCACAAATGGGTACGCGGATCAAAATAAGTTGACCGCAGCCATTACGCCTAACCAAAAGGATTTTATCCCTTCTGGTCAAGCGCCAATGTCTCAGACACCTGCCGCAGCGCAGCAATTGGCGCAGCCACAGCAACAGGCACAGCCAGTAGCGAGTGGTGCAGTACCAAGTTGGGCAAACAGGTAATCTAGCGGCACAGGTTTTACTTCACCTGCTAGACCACCGAAGGGGAGCGGTGGGCCAAACACTCCCCCTCTTTTCTAGACCAATGGAGTTCCCAACATGTTACTGCGCCCCTATCAGGAGGCCGCTGTTAGTGATGCATGTAAAGCATTAGACAAACACGGTAATACAATTGTTGTAGCACCTACTGGAGCAGGCAAGACGATTATGCTCTCCGCGCTCGTAGGTGAACGCTACAAAGACGGTAAAAAGATTTTGGTGATGCAACACCGCGATGAACTTGTGGATCAAAACAAGTCAAAATTTGAGCGTATCAATCCGTATATCACAACAAGCATTGTGAACGGCACAGTAAAAAATTGGGATGGTAATACAATCTTTTCAATGGTGCAGACAATCTCACGCGAGAGAAACCTCAGAGATCGCCCAAAATTTGATATGATTGTAGTGGATGAAAGCCACCATGCAGCAGCCGATACATATTTAAAAGTTATTAACGCAGTGAAAGAAGACAATCCAAACGCAGAGATTGTTGGCTTTACTGCGACACCGAATCGTGGCGATGGCAAAGGGCTACGCAGCGTTTTTAATAATTGCTCACATCAGATTGAAATTACAACGCTAATACGTGAAGGATTTTTAGTGCCACCTAAATCATATGTGATTGATTGTGGTGTAGGAGATCAGCTTAACAACGTGTCTCGCAAGGGCAACGACTTTGACATGGAACAAGTCGAAGCCATTATGAACCATAAAGTCATTAATGATAAAGTTGTGACAGAGTGGATAGAACGTGCAGAGGGCCGTAAGACTGTTGTGTTTTGTAGCACGATCAAGCATGCGGAAGATTTATTAGAGTCATTTGTAGAACACGATATTGATGCTAAACTTGTAACTGGCGACACACCAAAGGATGAAAGGGCTGAAACACTACATGAGCTTGCCTATGGTGATCTTCAAGTGGTTGTGAACGTTTCGGTACTGACTGAGGGCTTTGACGCTCCTGCCGTGTCTTGTATCGTTCTTACGA